TGGAATCGACAGTTTACGATGGAGGAGGCTGATGCGGTGCTTTCTAAGGATCTTGAGAGGTTTATCCGAGGCGTATCCAAGTATTGCCCTAGTCCTATTACTCAAGGGCAGCTTGACGCATTGGTCAGCTTTAGTTTTAACCTAGGCCTTGGCACTTTACAAAGAAGCACCTTACGGCAGAAGCATAACCGGGGTGACTACGAGGGTGCCGCAAATGAATTCTTGAAGTTTACGAAGGCAGGTGGGAAAGTACTGAGGGGGCTTGTTACTAGACGAGGTGATGAGCGGTCCCTGTATTTGGCCAAATAACTACACGTTTTACATAGTTGCAACATGACCTTAAAATGGCCGTAAGTCTATGAAAGTTTAAGGAAAGTACCATGACCTCCGCAGTTGTGATGACCTATGACAGCCTAGTGGCTGACGTGATCTCCTACCTGGAGCGGACTGATACCGCCACGGTAGACAAGATTCCTACTTTTATTATGTTAGCTGAGCAGGTAATTGCCAGCCAGATCAAGTTTCTAGGCAACCTGACGGTCCAGGAAAGCCAGATGATTGCTACGCAGTCGGTGATTGATAAGCCTGCCCGGTGGCACAAGACGGTCTCCATGAACGTGACAGTGGCCAACAACCGGTATCCGGTCCTGTTGCGCAAGCCTGAGTACCTGCGGGAGTACTGGCCGAATCCTAGCGAGACGGAAGTCCCGAAGTTTTACTCTGACTATGACTACACCCATTGGCTAGTGGCGCCGACGCCTGACCTTGACTACAACTTCGAAGTTATCTATTACGAGCGGGTTCAGCCGTTGAGCTCAACTAACCAGGTTAATTGGTTCACAACCTATGCCCCGCAGGCCATGCTGTACGGGACGTTACTGCAGTCGATGCCGTTCTTGAAGAACGATGACCGGATGCCTATGTGGCAGGCTCAGTACGACCTTATTATCAACACTCTGAAGGCCGAGGATGCGATGCGCATAGCCGACCGTCAGGCCGTCGCATTGGACTCCTAACTATGTCATATAACAGCCCCTTTACAGGAAACGTAGTCCAGCCGACGGACGTTTCTTATCGTTACATAGAATTAACCGCGGATCTACAGCTAGAGTGGCCAATTAACGGCACCACGGCTGACGGTGCGGCTGCGAGGATTATGGACGTTCTGCCTAGCCAGGCTGGGTGGGACTTGATCATGCCGCCGGCGAATCAGACATCGGTAGGCACTGATGCGATGATTTACAACGTCGGCAATTTTAGTTTTACAGTAACCGACTTTGATGGCGGGACCATTGTTGCGATTGCCCCTGGGGAAGCCCAGTATATCTACGTAACAGACAATGCTGACGAGGCCGGCACTTGGAACGTTTTCCAATTCGGTGCTGGGACTTCATCGGCTGATGCGGCGGTACTAGCTGGGTACGGCTTAAAGGCCATCTCTACGACCTTAAACCAGTCGCACAGTACGGTAACGTTCTCATCTAACTATACGGCTGTAGCGGCCGACAGGGCCTCATGCTACATCTGGAACGGCGGCGCTGGTACGTTTACCATGCCTACGCCTGCCTCCCTGGGCAACGATTGGTTTGTATTGGTGCGCAACGGAGGCACCGGTTCATTGGCGGTTACCCCGGCTAGTGGAAATATTAACGACGTTGCATCGGTTAGCTTGCAGCCTGCTGATTCTTGCTTTGTGTGCTGCTCTGGGACGGCGTACTTTACGGTTGGCTTAGGTAAGGTGTCGCAGTTTAACTTTACGCAGCTAACGAAGTTGGTAACGAACGGCACCTATACCTTGACCTCTGCGGAGGCCGCTAACGTTGTCCAGAAGTATATTGGGACATTGACCGGCGCGGTGACGGTAGAGATCCCGCAGACGGTGCAGGTTTACTACATCTCTAACCAAACCACGGATCCTGGCCCTTACGATATTACCTTCACAACTGGCGTAGCTGGCTCTAATACGGCGGTTGTGCCTGCCGGTAACCAGGTTATTTTGTTGTGCGATTCGGTAAATATTTATAACGCGACAACAATTAGCGCCGGGGCAAGCATTTCGTCTTTGTCTGATGGAACGGTTGTGAACCCATCTCTTAACTTCGCCTCTGAAACAAATACCGGTATGTACCGCCCAGGCTCTGGGGAGATTGGTTGGTCTATTCTTGGGGTAAATGAGATGACCTTAGCGGCCTCAGGGTTAACTATTCCTAGCGGTATTGCTGGTGGTGTCTTCACATGACCCAAAAAGTCTTTGCACTTGATACTGTCGCTGGCATTCAGCGGGACGGGACGCTTTTTGACAAGGCCTACTATACCGACGGCAAGTGGGTCAGGTTCCAGCGTAAGCGCCCTCGTAAGATGGGCGGGTACCGGGTTATCTCGGCTCAGCTCACGGGCCCATCACGGGGTATCTGGGTTAATCCAAGGAACGGCCTTACCTATATTTTTAGCGGGTACAGTGACAACCTGCAGACGCTAACGATTGACAGTAACGGGGTTGGATCTGGTGTTTTAGACTTTACGTTAAATAACTTCACGCCATCGAACCTTAACCTTTGGCAGTTTGACGGTTTTTATGATGTGGCTGGGTCTGGTCTATCAACACTCGTGGCTCATCCAGGTCAAAACTTGGCTGTAATTGATAACACCACGAACACGCCTGTTTTGATTGGTGACGTAACAGGCACGACCTTGTCTCAGATTGGTGTTTTTACGGATAGTGTAACGACAACAAACGGCTTGGCTACAATTACCTTGGCGGCTACTAACATCTTAATTGCTGCTGGCCAGTCTATAACAGGTGCGGGGATACCTGGCGGAACAACGGTCGTGTCTGTTGTTAGCACGACGGTTACCTTGTCTGCTAACGCTACGGCAGACGGGACAGTTACCGCTACTTTTAACAACAACGTCAGCGTATCAGGCGGTGTTGTAGTGCTCCACCCTTACGTGTTTGTTTTTGGTAATGACGGCTTAATTAGAAACTGTTCTGCCGGCAATGCACAGGATTGGGTCTCCGCGGACGCTAACGAGGTGAATGTAGCCTCTGGGAAGATTGTTAAGGGGTTACCAGTGCGCGGAGGCTCTAACAGCCCCTCAGGCCTGTTCTGGAGCTTAGATAGCCTTATACGCGTCTCCTATGCCCCTCAGTCGTTAGGCATTGCAGGAACGGCTAACTTTTCTACCCCGACCTTCTGGCGTTACGACATTATCTCAAGCCAGACCTCAATCTTGTCCTCGCAGTGCGTGATTGAGTACGACGGTATCTATTATTGGATCGGCGTTGATCGATTCCTTCTGTACAACGGTACGGTAAAGGAAATTGAAAACAACATGAACCAGAACTACTTTTTCGACAACCTGAACTATGACGCCAGGGAAAAGGTTTGGGTAACAAAAGTACCTCGATATGGTGAGGTTTGGTGGTACTACCCGCGTGGGGATTCCACTGAATGTAACGACGCGATTGTCTACAATATTCGTGAGAATACCTGGTACGACGCCGGTGGTGCTATTGGCGCCCGACGCTCTGCTGGGTACTTCTCACAGGTGTTTGCATTTCCTGTCGCGGCCGATTGGGTGACGACGGTATCGGAGTCTGTTTTTGAGGCAAGTTTTGCCACTGTTAATGGCTCCCCTTATCTTAAAACCGCGACCTACTACCCTGACGTTATCGTAGGCCAGATTATTAGCGGGACGGGGATTACTGTTGGCACCGAGGTGCAGACGGTCACAACTAGCGGCATTAACGGTCTTGGGGCTATTACGGCCGGATCTGGGTATGTAAACGGTTCGTACCTAAATATTCCATTTATAACCGGCAGCGGCTTTAACGGGACCGCTAATATTACTGTTGCCGGCAATGTTGTCACCGCTGTCGCAATCGTAAACCCTGGCGCTGTCTATGAGGTCGGTGACGTGCTTGAAGTTGACGATGCTGACTTAGGTGGTGGGTCTGGATTCTCGATACCCATTACCTCTATTTGGACGATGGTTATCACGATGACGGCTAACGCTACGGCGACCGGCACAGTGCTGTTAACGTTTAGCACGCAGCCAGATCTGATTGAAATATTCCAGAACGAGTACGGCACTGACTATGTAAATGGCCAGAACGCGGTTGCTATTGAGAGCTATTTTGAGACCAACGACCTTGGTTGGGTCAGCGGCGGTCCTTCTGAGATGTCCCCGGCTGGAACTAACCGATGGCTGCGCTTAGAGCGCGTTGAGCCTGACTTCATCATGACAGGTGAGATGAACCTTGTTGTAACTGGGCGTCCATTTGCACAGGGTGATGACCAGGAGTCTACTCCGTATGTGTTTGACGCTAACATTGGCAAGATTGACATGAAGGAGCAGCGCCGGGAGTTACGCCTGCGGTTCATTTCAAACATTGTTGGTGGTAACTATCAATTAGGTAAGTTGCTGCTGAATGCAGACCTTGGCGACGTTCGAGGTTTCGGATCATGATGAGCATTGGCGTCAGCCCTCCGCTTGTCTATGACCCTCGGTATCATACGTTTGATTCTTGGGCATGCCTGATGGTTGAGCAGTACGCGGCGAATCAACTTGCTATTCCTACGCCGGGTATGGACTGGACCGAATGGGCTCGTGGGTTAAAGGCAATTGACGTGTTCACGAACGAAGGTATTCCGGGTCCCGTTGGGTTTGATAACTGGTTTGATTGGGCATCTGCATTGTTAGGCGCCATCAACCCTAGCGTGGCGTAAAGGTAAATTATGGCTCTTACTTATGGCGAAACACAGGCTCGATTAACGAGCGAACTAGGCCGCCCTCCAACTGCAAAAGAGATGTATACGGCGATAGTGCCGCCAAAGACGGTAGCGGCTACGACTACTACTACTACCGGAGGCTTGCCTACAGTTGAGGTTGGCGTGCAGCTTCCTAAAGATCTTATGGGCGGGGTAGGTACTAATGCCGCCGCTAGTGTAAGTAACGTTAGCTCTGCAAATGAAGATGCGGCTAGGTTAGCTCTCCCGGCTCAATTCCAAGGTATGTCATCGTCTCAATTAGCCTCTGCAGATACTGCGTTGAAGAGCAACGTTGGGGCTCAACAGGCAACTGTTTCTGGTGGTTTACAACAAGAAACCGTTTCTGGCGGCTTGCCAACTACAGCGGATGAAGACGCTGCTCGTTTAGCATTGCCGGCTCAATTTCAGGGTATGAGCGCAGATCAATTAGATGCCGCAGATACTGAAATAAAAGCAAATGAAGAGCGCCAAAGGTCTACTTTTGGCCATTCAATGTCACCGACTTATGCCGCGGACGTAGGCCTTGGTGGAGTAAGCCCAGACAATTCTGCAGACAAGCTTAGCGCACTGTATGCCGACGTTCTTGGCCGTGCAGATGCTAAGCTGACGGATCCAGAAGGGTTCCAGTACTGGCTAAACACCATCGGCGCAGACAATGCGATTACGCCGGAAGAGGAAGAGATTTGGCGAAAGGCTGCTGAGCCTGAGTTAGAAAAGAAGACGATAGGCCAATATACCGGCACCGTTCCTGCTGCGGACGTTAAGAGCTATTTTGAGGCCAATCAAGATAGCCCAGGCTTAGTTGCTGCGTATGCGACAAGAAACAATATCCCACTAGAGCAGATGGCGTTAGCTACTGGCAAGACGGTGGATGAGTTATCTAAGTTTTACGATACCTTTTATACGCCTATTGATTATTCTAAGGTTGAGGATTACAGCAAAGATTTAACTACAGGTAAGACCCTATTCGGCACCGGTGGGCAGTTTGGCTACACGAAGGGCGTAGCGAACCTTGACGCTAACGCGGTAGATAAGTTTCTCACTGAGCAAAGAGACAAGGCATCAAGCCAGGTTATGGGCGGTGGGGTTTTAAACCCTAATGTTATCTCTGGCGATCTTAAAGGCGCGGACAATAAGCTTGGCTGGGCACTTGACAGTTACTCAGGGAAGATTGCTCAAGGCCTTGACGCTTTAGGCGTTACGTATGATCAGGCAGGCCCGATGGGGTCAAAAGGCACTAAAGGCAATATTTGGGAGTTTGCTGAGAGGGCTGGCGTCAACAAAGACGACTTCTATAAAGAGACAACGACTCAATACGGCGCTAAGCAGAAGGTATTTGATGATGATGCCTTTAAGGCTGCCGTCAATGACAAATATAAGGACTTCTATGCAGTTACCGGCTTAGTTGAGGGCGGTGAGCATAGCGCGTTTACTCCAGACTTAGTCTCCCAGGCTAGATCTAAAGGCGCTGACCATGCCCAGGTACTTTACACAAAGGTCGGTGATAAGTTAGTTCCGATTAGTGATCCGCAGTTCTTTAAGGCTGAGCGTGAGGGGACTGGTTTTGCCGGGTTTGTTGCTGAGGTAGCCCCTATTGCGCTGCAAATGTTCCCAGGTGTTGGGCAGGCAATTGGTTCGGCAATGGGTTTAACCGGGAAAGTTGCAACAGTTGTTGGTAGTGCGACGTTGAGCGCTGGCCTTGCTGCGTTTACTGGTGGCGATGTCCTTAAATCGGGACTTATTGGTGGTGCACTAGCTGGGCTCAGCGTTAACTCTACTGATATCGCAGGCAATATTATTGGTGGTGGCGATATTGGCCTTGGCTTTGATCGTATGAACGCACTGGCGTCGCAGACTGGCCTAAGCTTCAATCAAATATCAAGCGCGGTAACTGGTTCTGTTGGTAACGCTCTATCGGCGGCAGTGATCGGCGGTAAGAATTCTGCTGAGGCGTTCGTTACTTACCTGACTGCATCACTAGGCAGCTCTGCTGCTGGGAACACTATTGGGGATTTTGTAAAAGATATTAAGCCTGGGCAGTTTGACAAGGCGGCTAAATACGCAAGCAATGCGGCCTCTGCTGCTACCTCTGCCGCCATATCTGGCGGGGACATCTCTGCGGCTGCCGGTAGCGCATTAGTTTCTACTGCAGGCAGTGACATTAAAAAAAGCATCACTAAGGGTGGCATTAAGACTGCCGAGGCTGACACAGAGGCGCAAGATCAAGTTCTTGCCGCTTTTGAAGCGCCACTCAGTGAAGGGGTTGGCACAGAAATAGGATTGCCTACAGCGACCACATCCGGCGAGATCCTTCTGTATAAACCAAAAGCAGGCGATGTACCAATTGATTTGCCGCAGTTAGATTTTGAGCCAAGCCCTGTTATTGAAGGTGAAGATAAGAAGTTGCCTACGGTTTCAGTTACGGCAAAACCTGATGTATTGACTAAATCTGACATTGCTAAGTTAACTTCTGCTGAGCTTGCCGACGTTAAAAATTTGCCTAATTTAACAGAAGGCGAACGACAAGCTATTGCTGAATTTGAAGGCGAAGACGCTAAGGTTGAAACAGGTAAATATAACGTCAATCAAGCCATTTCAGACGCCGTTCTTGCCACAAATAATAAAGCTTCTGCTGATACTGCTGCGGCTCAGGCTACCGCTGACGCTAAAGTTGCCGCGGATGCTAAGGCTGCTGCAGACGCTAAGGCCGCTAGTGACGCCTCTAACGCTAAAGCTGCCGCTGATGCCAAGGCTGCTGCAACGGCTAAGGCTGACGCTGACAACGTTGCCGCCAAGGCTACTGCTGATGCTAAGGATGCTGCTGTCGCTAAGTCTGTTGCTGACGCTAAGCTTGTTCAGGCTTCTGAGTTAAAGACTGAGGGCTCGGAGACAACTGCTGGCCCGGCTCTCCCTGCTTCAACAACCCCCGGCACAACCACCGGCACCGGCACTGGGACAGTTACCGGAACCGAGACCGGAACAGGTACAGGAACCGGTACAGGGACTAGTACAGGAACCGGCACTGATACGGGCACTGGTACAGATACAGGTACAGGAACGGGGACAGTAACAGGCACGGGAACTAGCACGGGTACAGGTACTAGTACAGGTACAGAGACCGGCACAGGCACAGGCACCGGAACAGATACCGGAACTGGCACAGGGACAGGTACGGGCACTGGAACCGGCACAGGGACCGGCACAGGTACAGGGACTGGTACTGGAACGGAGAAAAAGACTGAAATTGAGCCTGTCGTCGTGCCAAAGGGGATATCTTTCTCTGACTTACTGAAGGGCGCCGGTGCTGCTGCCGCTGCTACGCCAGAGAACTACTACGCTAAGTTTGGAAAGCGGTTTACTTCTGGCGAGGCAGCACAAAAGCCATTTGAGGGAGCTTTAGCTGACTTCTTTAAAGAGATGCAATCAGGGTCTTACGCCGAGTCAAAATTTGGCGAAGAGCCACAAGAAAATACAACTGGAGAACAACCCATGTCACAACAAGATGCCTACTTTAGTTACGGTAAGCCAACGGGGATTGATGACATCCTCCGTGCCCAGACCACAGATGAATATCAGCGGTTTAATACCAACACGATGACAGCAAAGGAGGGCGGGTTAGCTACGCCGCTGTTCGCTGCCGGCGGTACTACTCGGTACGGCTATAACTCTGGCGGCGCACTGCCTACGGTAGCGCATAGTGGCAAGGAGAGAGTAGACTTCCGTCAGGGAGACGCTGTTACGGGCCCTGGAGATGGGCAGTCAGATGATATCCCGGCGATGTTAGCTGACGGTGAGTTTGTGATCCCTGCCGACGTGGTCTCTGCCTTAGGTAACGGGTCCACAAAGGCCGGCTCTGACAAGTTGTATGACATGATGCACAATATTCGACGTACACATAGGGCTGGGGATCATAAAGACCTGCCTACTCCGGCAAAGAAGTCCCCGCTGGATTACATTAAGACAAAGTCTAGGAGATAAATATGGGTTTTTTACAAGGCTCCCCGTTACCGGACGTAACAGTCACCACTGGCAAGACGCAAGCCGCCCCTGAGTACTACACAGATTACCTAACCGACCTGTCGAAGGTTGGAACAGACGCGTTAAAGACGACCGCCGAAACGGGCGTTGCCGCTTACGACCCGATGCAGACCTTAGGCTACGGGAAGGTTGAGGATGCGGCTAAAGCTTACCTGCCTGGCATAACGGCAGCAGAGAAAACTGCCGGTAATCTAACTGCCGGGTTAGACCTAAACCGAATCTCTCAGTTCATGAACCCGTACCAGACGAACGTTGTTGACGAGATGGAGCGTCTCGCGCAGCAGAACATCCAACGTAACGTATTGCCATCCTTAAAGGGTGCCTTTGTGGGTTCCGGTGGACTTGGTGGCCAGCGTTATGCCGGCGCCCTTGGGCAGAGCATGGCTGATATCCAGGCTAACTTAACTGGGCAGCAGACTGGCGCCTTACAGAAGGGCTACAGCGAGTCTCTACTTGCCGCGCTACAAGAGGCCGGGCTGATGCGCCAAGCAACTGATCTGCAGGCAGATTTGGCTGCTAAAGCTCAAAATCTTGGCTTAACTGAGGCGGGTGCCTTAACGAAAGCCGGTGCTGAGCAGCAGGCTTATGAGCAGGCTCAACTTGACTTCCCGACGAAACGTGCGGCTGACATTGCTGCGCTGATGCGTGGCTATAACATCCCGATTAGCGAGACAGAGAAGCGCGTAGGGCCACTAGCGGGCTCTTATACTACCTCCGGCATGCAGGACATAACGACCTTGGCCTCACTGCTTGGTAGTGGTGCCCTTGGTAAGGCTGGCAGTAATATTGGTGATGTGATTGGCGGCTTAGGTGGATTCCTTAAAGGTCTTGGTTCTGGTAGCGGTACCACTGTTGAAGATTATGGTATTACGCAGCAGGACTGGGAAGATTATTACAACGGATAAGGAATTATTGTGGCTGATAAACAATCAACGACCTATATTCCTGGCGGTGGTCCAGAG